CAGCCAACCAAGCTTTTTATAAAAGGCTTCAGTGAAGTGAGGTGAACACTCAACACCGATGGTCGTTGGGTTCCCGGTTGCCACTCGAAGTGAACATAGATAGCAAGAGTGCGATTAAAGCGTTGCTCAAGCTGATCGTGCAGCCAACCAAGCTTTTTATAAAAGGCTTCAGTGAAGTGAGGTGAACACTCAACACCGATGGTCGTTGGGTTCCCGGCACTAGAGGTCCACGCGACATTCTCAGGGGCGATACAGAACGTAAGTTTCGGCTCGCTGGCAACATAGTTTACGGTAGGAGCCTGACCTGCGGCGGCTCGACCGTTCAAGTAATTAACAATGCTGTCGTGGTCGGCTGCGCTGCCGCCGATCCGGTCCGGTGAGTTCCACCAGTGGTAGGTAACGCCAGAACGATCATACTTACCGTAGTAATTCCGAGCTTCAGCCGGGGTGAAATACCCTGCTTTGCTTGCTAGTTTGATCTCTATTGGATAGCTGTTGTCTGCCATAATGTTTTTCCCTTCTGCTTAGCTTATGGTTTGATTATAGCATTATTTGCTTTTGGGCTTGATTTCCACCTCTTTCGGAGGATTGCCAGCGATTAGTTCACCGACTTCAATTGCCACATCAGCTAATTTGTAGAGCACCCAGATCAAGATTGATGCGAACATGAAGGTTAAGTTCACATCTAGGGTGTAAAACACACCGGCAAGGTTGACAGTTTGAGAGGTGCGAACGCCCGGATTGAATATTGTAACCAAGTCAAGGAAGATCGGATACATATTACCGATGAAAATAAGTATCGCTAATAGAGAGAGTACGCGCCGAATCCATACCAAACGTGGGTGTGTTGGAATCTTGCGAATTTTCCACTGTCTACGGAGGACGAGGATATTAAAAGTAACTGATATTGCTCGTCCGAGTAATAGCAGGAGTGCTAGTGTTTGTATATTCATTTATGTCCACCTTGTTTTTTCTGATGCAACTGACCGCCAGCCGCTAAGTATATTTTAAGCGTAAACCCGTTGGCAGCCAAGAGGTCAGTAAGGTGAGCGTTGGCTTCTTTAGCTTTTTGTGCAGCTTCGGCAGTAGCACCCTTGTGAAGCTCGACTTCCACGCGGCTATCAGCCGGTGGTGCTACTACTAGGGGCGGTACAATATCCTTCTTCTTACGATTGAATAATCCCATAATTATTGTCCACCTTTTACGGCTTCTATTTTAGCAGCAAGGAGTTGATTTGCCTGTGCGTTACCTAACAATACTGCCTGATCCTTTTCAGCCATTTGCCGATAATCAGTAACGTGGTCTTTTTGCTCAGTGTAAATTAGCTTGTTCAACTCTTTAATCTCAGCCGCACTATCGCGCTGGTTATCAAACAGCTTCTTAGCTAAGTATACTACTACCCCGGCAAGCGTAACAATTATAAGGGCAAGGATCGCAGCGAGATTACCCGATGAAAGCGTTGTCTGTGGATCGGCAGCGGCAAACAGAGAGAGCATAGTTACTCCTCAGTTTCGCCTTCTTCTTCACTCTCTGGCTCAGGAGGATAGATTGTTTCCTCAAACTGAGGCTCAGGTGTTTGCTCAAATTGAAATTCAAAAGGCTTGGTTTCTTGCTGATCGTACCACTCTCTTACTAACCAGTAATCACTATTCAAAGGTTCGTTAGGTACATAGATGGTATCACCTTCTTCGGTAGTTACTAGAAAGCGTACTGTTTCGTCTATCGGATTTTGATCTAGTTGTACATTTTGTATATTCATAAAGCCTCCTATAACTCCGCACTTACTGTGAATGATTCGGTAAACTGTCCAGAGCCAGCACCAGTGCCAGTTCTAAAGCTAAGCGCGTGGTAGTCTGTAACGTCTGCTTGATTAGGCGTTGCAGGAAACGCCCCGGAGTTTGAAATAGTGGTTTGTACGAATGTCGGCGCAGTTCGCTTCACAACTTTCCAAAATATTGATGAGCCACCATTGGCTGAAACACCTGCTGAATAACCAACCCAAAAGAAGCGACCAACTTCATAATAACGCTGACAAGCTGTAAGCTCAGTTTCGTAAGGTTTTGGTTGGAATGGCGCAGTAGTGGCACCGAGGTTAAGACGAAGCTCAGCGAAGCTAATATTCTTGGTAGTAATAGCACCAACAGCAACCTGAATTTCAATTTCCAAACCATTACTACAATCACCAAGGCTACCAGAATTGATGTTTTGGAACTTAACATCAGTAGCAGTGTTATTTGGCACCGCGATGGCACCACTGTTAGCGATATCAGTAACAGCCGAGAAGTCGTCAGCAGCATTTGCTTTACGGACATAAACTGTGGCGTTTACTGACACGCCAGTATCTTGATGGATACGAACACCGAAGGAGGCACGAGCATTTTTGAACATCAAAGCGTCTTTAGCTTCCATACGATAACGTAGATAAACAATTCCGGTGCCAGTCAGTGTAACGCCTGCCAGTTTAATTTCATAACCTTTAGTAGCAGCCACTAGAGAAGAGGTATTTTGGTTAACTGTACCTGCTGAAACGGCTGTGCCAGTTGCTTTAGCTGCGAAGCGATCAACTTTACCATACTGATAAGAGGTTGAAATGTTTGGTGCTGTTCGTTGAGCAACCATACACGCACCATTGATAATGGCATTAGAATAAAGAGAATCATTGCTAAGGTCTTGACCGCTATTCAAGATTACGCTGTCGGCGGTAACATCTTTGTGTTTGCCGTTGTCTTTGTGTTCATTGTCAAGCAGATCAATCAAGGTATCAGCCCAGTTAGTAGTCATCTTAACGATGGCAATATCGGTGGTGGTATTACCTACGTCAGAATATCCGGGTGCAAATCCATCAATAATAAAATCACCTGCATTGAGGTGTCCATACATAATAGTCATGCCTGCTGAAGCAATATAACCATTAGCGTTAGGGGTGCCAGTTACAACTATACACTTAGAGTTCCAGTTATCTACGTTGTCAAGGCTAAGAACGGTTGACCCGATGATACGATTAGCATCAACATGGGCTAAAACTGCTTCACCGGTACCATCGCTTGCCCTAAGATGTTGTAGATCCATATTTGCTTTCCCCTTTTCTTACTTGTTATTGTAGCATAAATCTGATAAGCAATAGCACAAAAAAAGGAGGGGGCTTATTCCCCCTCCAAACTTCTGTTTCAAGACTAGGATCAGTCGTTTTCCAAAGAAGCGATGTTGCGAGTTTTCTTCGTAAGAACGTAAGTATCGCCTCGGTCGCGCATCTGGATTTCGATACCAGAGAAGCCCGGTACCTTCTCGATGACAACAACGCCATCGCCCTTGGGGTCCATCTTTGGAGGTACGTTCACAATGGCACGCTTGTCAGCAACAATCGCGTAGACACCGGTACCAAGATAGGCATCAGGAACTTCAACAATCTTCGCACCAGCCAATTTACCAAGGTAGCCGTTCTTACCGTCAGTGTAACCTGCTTCAGAACCACCGTAGTTAATGAGCGCACGAATCTGAGAAGCGATGTCATAGCCAATCCAAGCGATCAGGTTGCCAACGGCACTACCATTTGTTTTCGCCTTGTCAACAGTTCGAGAGAACTGCAATTTAAGGTCGTTCGTACCGGCGTTAGCATCGAACACAACCTTGTTGCCAGCAGGACGAGCTGCAAGCAGCTTAGCCAGCGAGTAAGCATCGTGAGAAGGTACGAATACCTCATCAGCCTGTTGCATAGCAACTTGCTTACTAAAGTTAGCAATTGGTTGATCTTGAATTTGTGTTTTCTGAACGCGGAGCAACATACTCTTGTTGTAAGCAAGTGTAAGAACTTGCTCAGCAGGTACGACCAATGAAGCTGCGCCAAAAGGTGCAGTTGCACTGTTCTCATCGTAGTCTGCAAGAGAACCGTTAGCGATTGAAAGAACGCGAACGCTGTTAACATCAACAAAACTATATCCATTGTTACCGACATGAGGGGCAAATACTGAGCTGACGCTTAGTGGAATGTCCATCACGTTGGCTGTACGAGTACCATAAGCCATAATAAAACCCTCCAAGGTTATTTAATTTTTCACTGGACCCCTTTGCTTACTCCAATAGTACACGAATGTCAAACATAAAAGCAATAGTTTTTATGGTAATCTTATGATATGAAGATACCTGTAAATTTTAAGCCGAGATGGTACCAAGCCGAAGCCCTGAGAGCACTTGAATCAGGTATCAGATTAGCTGTGTGGTGTTGGTCGCGGCGTGGCGGCAAGGACAAGACGGCGTTCACCTATGCTGTTAATAAGATGGTTGAGCAGCCGATGAACGTGGTTCTGGTGTTCCCGACCAAAGAGCAGGGGCGTAAGTCGTTCTGGAACAACATCGAAAATGACGGCTTCAAGACTATCGATGCTATCCCCGATGAGTTAATTGCCAGCAAGCGCGATGATGAAATGCTTATTCGCCTCAAGAACGGATCGACTTTCCAAGTCCTTGGTACCAAAGACCCGGACGCGCTTCGTGGTGCTAACGGTAAGCTGTATATCTTTTCTGAGTTCGTTGATATTGATAGCGCAGCCTACGATGTTGTGATCCCGATTGTCGAAGTGAACGGCGGTCAGATCATTATTCAGTCCACTCCGAAAATCGATGGTATCTCTGGTGGCACCTTCAAGATTATGTATGATCGCGCACTTGAGAACTGGACCAATGGCGACAAAACCATGTTTGCCAGCTTGATTACTGCTGAAGAATACCTATCACAAGAAACGCTTGAGCGTATCCGGCAAGATACTATTGCCAAAAATGGTAATGATTTCTGGTTCCGACAGGAGTTCTTGTGCGACTGGGGACAGGCATCAAGCACCTCATACTACGGTCAAGTGCTCAAGATCATGGAAGAATCCGGTCGCATTGGCATCAAGCCTTATAACCCTGATTATCCGGTCTATACAGCGTGGGACCTTGGTATGTCTGATGCAACTGCCATAGCATTTTTTCAGCATTATCTCACGCCTCAAGGTCAAATCAAAACTGCAATTATTGACTACTACGAATCCAGTAATTTGAAGAATGAAGCACACGTTAAGTTCGTCCAAAGCAAACCATATAACTATGCATGGCACTTCTTCCCTCACGATGGTGTAGTCCGCGATTCCGATGCTATTCAACGTATCGAAAAAATCCGCGAGATGGGGCTGACGAACAGCAGCCTGCTTCGGCGCGAGCCGAAAGAGGACGGCATCAACCGGGCTGTTTCAGGCATCGCCAAGGCGACAATCCACCAGCCTACCACCGTTGATCTCGTGCGTAAGCTATATCTTTATAAGCGTAAGTACAACCCCCTCACCGGCGACTACATGGGACCAGAACACAAGACCGAATCACACGCTGCGGATACGGTTCGCTATATGTTTGTGGCTATTGAACAAGAGTTCGATGAAAAAACCTGCGTAATGTATGTTACGCAGGCTTCTCAAGATGACACTTATGAATCTGATCTAGTCGAAACTAGCTTTTATCAGCCGTTCGCTTCGCAAGGATAGCATCTACAACAGATTGCTTGCTAGTACCCGGCTTAGTGAAGTCGCCTTCAACCTCTTCCTTGGTAGCAACAGCTTGCAATTCTTTTAGGCTCATATCAGTTGAAACTTCAGGAAGCTCATCTGAATCTTCTTCTGTTTCATCAGTAGTTTCGGTTTCGTCAGTAACATTGCCGTCAGTTACAGCAGAAGGTGAAGGGGTTGCAGAATCCTTGTCGGTGTTCTGTCGCTTCTCTTCGTCCGGCATATCTTTTTTAACATCAGCATCTTTTGATGTAACTTTTTCTTCGTCAGTTTGGCTTTCCTTCGGAGTGTCCGTTACTGGCGCACCTTCAGGAATATCACGCTCAGCAGTACCGACATCTTGAGGCAGCATTTCAGCCTCACCTCGGCGAGAATCATCAAGCTTAGCATTTTTCTTTGCTAGTTTCTGAGCTTCGTTAAGATTCTGTTCAACAGCCTCCCCTTCGTGCTCAGTTGCTCGGCGGTCAGCCTTAGCATTTTCTTTTGCAGTTTTTTGCCCTTCGGCGATTGGATCAAACATAGTGTACCTCCGTTAATAAGCCATTAGCTTTACTAACATTATCTGCTTTTTAGTTGAAATTAGCAACCTTTTATGATTCTTCGGTTTCGGTAGACGTGTCGCCTCTGCGTGCTTCACGAGCTTCACGAACGCGGCGATCATAGTCGCTTTCGTGGTCTTTGGTGTCAGCCTCTTGCTGCTGAGCAATTTTAGCGAACCGCTTGGAAGCCATGTATTTCAGGACGTTGTAATCTTCAACATCTTCAGGTGGGATTTGATATACTGCGGCAATTTGCTGCATGACACCGAGATCATTTTTCAAATCTTCAAGTTCCATCAAATCTTCAGGGGACAAACGCCAGTTAAAGTCTTGCTTATTTTTGGCATTTGGACCTTCATCACTTGAATTGAAGAAGGCAGCAATATGCTCGACCGTAGTACAAGTACGCTTCTCACCAGTTTTGATATTTTCAAAGATGATACCAACGGCAGCCTTCTTTTCATCAGCTTTTCGCTTAGCTTCTTCTTTGCTTAATAGTATGCGACCATCGTTATTAGCCATGATTTTACTCCTTATTTACCTTCATAATGTTTTCTAGCTGCATCAGCCCAAGCCTTCTCTTCAGGGTCCTCGACACTACCACCTCCGGCAGAGGTAACTTCTTCGCGATCCTGTTGAGTTTGCTTGCGTTGTGCATCAGTTTGAGTTGGCTTTTGTTCGGCAGGTTGAGCAACAGGTGCAGGGTTCTTTGCCTGAAGCTCGGCAGCATAATCGGCATATGGTTTCAAAGCACGTTCAAAGAATCGCTTTAATGAAACTGGTGCATCAACAATCAATCCACTCTCTTTATCAACAACAAGCGTAGCCCGATAATCACCCCATATATCTT